CTGGAAAGGCTAAAAGAAGCCGGATTAAACACAAATCTACTTTACGGAGGATCTCCTTCATCCGTATCAGGAAAGGCAACAGAAATGCCAAAATATAACGCTCCAAAACTAGACTACCGGACAAACCTACAAGGAATAGGAAACGCAGTTACCCAGTTCATGGGTCTAAAAATGCAAAAAGAGCAAATCAAATCCGTAGAACTAGACAATCAATATAAAGAACAAACACTAAACTGGCGAACACGCGGAGCCCTGGAAACCTTCAGACAGGCAATATCAAAAAGCAAGTACAAATTCAGCGAGGCACAAATGAAGGAAATCGACAATATCATCAAAGTTCAACTATGGGAACGGAATTCAGAACAAATGATACAAGGCGAAGGAATGAAATATCTATCGCCTCAAACAGAATTCTCAAAACTACAAGACGAAGCCAGGATAAAAGAAATCGAACGCGACTTTATGGATAAAGGAGGAATCAGAGGAACAAAAGACATCCTCCCCTTCATAATTCAACTACTCCGGATATTCGGAGGCAAAAAATAATTATTCATTATTAATTAATATTTATACGCTATGCTTTACCAAACATTCAAACAACCATTTATCAGACAGGAAAATCCTGTTAAAATTCTAAACTATTTAAAATTGTACAATCATGAGACGAAAAAAGAGAGGGTTCAGAAAAGGATTCAAGAGATCTTTCAAAAAATCAAATTTCAAAAGAAAAAAAGGCCGCAAACTTTCAAGCTACCGAGTTGCGAGGGGTGGAATCAGACTATAATCAATTAAGATGCAGTGCATCAGCCCAATAACAATAAAAAGGGAATCAAAAGTGTTCAGAGGCGCCAGAACAGAGCGCGCCTATGAGCATGTCCCTTGTGGAAGATGTCAAGCATGCCACGCAAACAACCGCAACGATTGGACTTTCAGAATAGAGGAAGAAGTTAAAACAGCCAAATCAGCCCTTTTCATAACTCTCACATACGCCCCGGAACACCTTCCAGAAAATTACAACCTGGACACGGGCGAAGTTGTACAAACATTAGACAAACATCACATTACAAAATTCTTAAAAAACGTACGTTCACATTATGACTACCAGGAAAAAAAAACAGGCATCAGAGCCCCAAAAATCAAGTTCTTCGCCGTCGGCGAGTACGGAACAAGAACCGCAAGACCACATTATCATATTATATTGCTCAATGTACCCCGAGAAGATCATTCAACACTTGTTAAAAAATGGAATAAAGGATCCATTCACCTTGGCACAGTATCTACAAGGTCAATTCGATATACTACCAAATATATCCTTAAAGGCGGCACACATCCAGAAGGTAGCGATCGACCCTTCAGACTCATGTCAAAAAAACTCGGACACGGATACCTCCAAAGGAACCACAACTGGCACAAAGAGAACCAAAACTTCTATGTCATCAACGGAAACGGACACAAGCAAAGGATCCCCAGGTATTACAAGGCAAAACTCTTCGGATACACCGAACTCAAAAATCACAGAGAAAAGTCAGAAGAAATATCAATCCGCGAAACCCTCAAAAAAGATAAAATACTACGCAAAAAAGGAATAAATCCTGCAATTTATAGAGACAAGCAAATTCAACAATACTTAGAGAACCAAAAATCAATAATTAACAAAAATCAAACATTATGAGTTTATTCAATCAAGTTCAATTGCGCAAGCCTAAAACAAACCTATTTAAACGCTCTTATGAGCATAAATTATCCATGAGCATGGGAGATCTCGTACCGGTCTATTTCGATGAAGTAATACCGGGCGACTCCTTCAAGGTTACAACGGAGATCTTTCTCCGCATGGCTCCAATGTTAGCCCCGATCATGCATCGAATCAATGTATATATGCACTATTTCTTTGTACCAAACAGGATAATATACACAGAATGGGAGGAGTTTATCACAGGAGGCGAAGATGGTGCAGCGGCGCCGGCTTTCCCTCAATATACCTTTTCAAACTCCAACTCAACCTACTATCAAGACGGATCTCTAGCAGATTACCTGGGTCTACCTACAATGGATACAATTCCAGTGGCACTAAGTAAAAAAATATCAGCGCTACCTTTCCGCGCCTACACTGAAATCTGGAACGAGTACTACCGCGATCAAAACCTACAAGAAAGAGCAGATTACGACAAATCAGGCACGGTAACTACCAACGATTTACAACTCACAACTGTATTAAGGAAACGTGCCTGGCAACATGATTATCTAACTTCATGTCTCCCCTGGGCACAAAAAGGCAATTCTGTAAATGTACCTCTAACGGATCCAAACTTCACCTCAAAAGCCTATGAAGCAGATGGAACAGAATATCCTTCAGGCAATACTCTTACAACTTCAGTTGAAGGCTCAATCATCGGAGATACAACCGGAACCGGTATGTATATAGATACCAACCAGGGCATAGACATAAACTTGAGAAAAACGCAAGGGCAGGTTCCCGCTACGTAGAATCCATTCTCGCACACTTTGGGATCAATCTAGGCGACTATCGCGCCCAAAGACCCATTTACCTCGGCGGGAACAAAAATCCCGTTAAAATCAGCGAGGTACTCCAGACGAGCGCAACAATTGTAGACGGAGGAGAACCACATACAAACCTACCTCCTTCACCCCAGGGTAACATGGCCGGACACGGTATCGCCGGAGGCGTAAACGGATTTAAGTATAAATTCCGAGAGCATGGATATGTATTCGGAATAATGTCCGTTCTCCCCATGACAAATTATCAGCAATCAATGCCCAAACTCTGGAACCGATTCGACAAATTCGACTATTTCTGGCCAGAATTCGCAAACCTGGGAGAGCAGGAAGTCCTATCTTCAGAAGCCTATATAGGCGCAGACTCCACAACAGAAAACGTCGCGGAAACATTCGGATACCAATCCAGGTACGCAGAGTACAAATACAGACAATCAGAAGTATCTTCAGATATGAAGGATTCTTTAAACTTCTGGCATATGGGCAGGATCTTCGAAAATCAACCGGTCTTAAATGAGGAATTCATCCAGGCAGATCCAACAGAAAGGATCTTTCCTGTTCAAGACGGAACGAATAAACTATATGTTCAAGTATACAATAATGTTAAGAGTGTGCGGCCTATGCCTAAATTTGGTACTCCTAGGTTGTA